TAACTATTAGGTCTGAGTCCGCAAAAATTTTAAAATTGTAAGCAAAGCTAGTTGTACTATCATTGCCTGAATATGAATTTTTTACTGTTGTGCTTGATATTGTCATAGTTAAAAACCTTTATTACTTGTTGATGGTTTTGTAAATAGATATTCTTGGTTATAATACTTTTTCATTCTCTTTTCTACCCCTTAATCTAATCCTAAACCTGGTTTTAAATAGTAATTTTGACCTCTTTTTTCCTCATGTTTATTTTTCATTCTTTGAAAAAATCCAGGATCAAGAAATTCTTTAATTTGATAGCCAATTAAATAATCATAGGCAGCTTTAGTATAATATAAATTTAAAAAAGGTGTGTGTCCTTCAGCTAAGTAAAGAAACTTTTTACCTGCTTTTTTAGGATCATTCATACTTTGAACCATATCTAAAAATGTTTTTAAATCTCCAGCAGTAGGTCCAAGAGCAGTTTCAAAAATACCATTACCATATTCATTTTGTATTTCACTCATTAAAAAATCTCCATAAATACCACCACCACCACCATGTACAAATGCTGACATGATAGTTGATTTCTTCTTAGGATCTCTAGGCGATCTACCTTTTAACATATCTTTGGTAGACATTGCTATATAGCCAAAAAAGGTACTTAATAATAACATACTTGTTAAACCACCAATTTTTGCTAATTGACCTTCATCTGCTCCATAAGAATAAAGTTCTCTACCAATAATTTTTTTCCACATACTAATAGGAAAACTTTTAAACTGCATTACAAATCTAGCAGTTTCTCCCATAAGAGTTCCTTTTTCTAAACCTTGATTTGTTATTGCTCTAACTGCAGCATCTGGTTCAGGTGATCCATGCATACCTTGATCTATTAAAACATTTCTCCATGTTAATTCTAAATCTTTTTTAAAATTTCTTATTTCTCTTTGACTTAATTTTCTACCAACATATTTATTAATAATATCATTAGATATTTCATCTACTCCTTCTGCAGTCATATATCTTTTATTTTCAACATCTAAAGTTTTAATAGAACGCAACATATCCCATTTTGCCTCATCTATTCCATATAGTGTTAAAAAATTTCTTTCTCTTGTGCTTAAATCAGATAATCTCATATCAGCTAACATTCCATAATGCCTAGCCAAACCAACAGCCATTGAGCTTTTTAAACTTGCAATCCAACTATTCAAACCATTCCATTTAAAAAATGTATTTTGTAACTTTCCCATTCGTCCCCAAGTATCATCAACCGCACCATATACATTACCTCTAAAAGAATTAGCACTATAAGAATTACTTACAACTTGTAAAACTTCCATAGCAGCTCTATCATTTGTACCAGATAATCCTGACAGAGCTTCAAATAAACCACTTAATAGTCCTCTTCCTTGAAAACTGGTACTACCCATATAGTGAGCTAAATCTCCCCAAGATGTTATCCTAACCATACCTAATCTAGCCATATTACCTGTTCCTCTTATTGCCATACCTACTTTTGCTAAAGTTTCATTGCCAATACCATTAATACTTCCATCAATTTCAGCAAATTGATTTGCAAAAGTTTTAAAATCTAATTTTTTAGTTAATTTAGGATCTGACTTTTTATATTTTTTTCTTAATAAAGATAAAACTTTATTTAAAGTATCTTTAGGATTTGTTCCTAGGTCTTGCATTAAGGCAATATTTCTGGAACTTGTTGCTAACACAGATAATATATTTTCTTTTAAAGCAGGTTCTCCAAATTTAATGCTATATTCTTGTCTAGCTTGTGAGCTTTTAAAATGTAAAACCCTTGCTGCGTTTAAACGATTAGTTACATTTTTTGTTCCATAAATACTATGAGTGCCGCCATATTTCATTTGATCGCCAGACATTATGCTATCAAAAATACCATCTAAAATTTCATCTATTTTTACAGGATCATTTACATCAGAAAATGTCCTTTTTAAATTTAATTTAGTTTTAATGTATTCTCTCCAGGAAATTCTGTTATCTCCAATTAACCTAGAACCTTTACTAGCCATTCCCATTTTTTCTGTATTGTGTGTCATTTTTGTAATCCAATCATCTAACTCTCCTATGTTAGCTCCTAGATCATTCAACCTTAACCTTAAATCACTTTGAAATTTTTTTAAAACTGTTGCAATCTTTTTTGCCATAATTACTTCTGTAGAGATTCCTTGCATTTCATTCATAATTTCTATATCCAGTTTACCTTCAGATAAATCTCTCCACGCATTATCCCCCAAGTCATTAATTGCCTTAAAAAGTTTAGTAATTTCCATTTCTTCTAATGCTTGTTGTTTTGCACCAATAGAGTTTCTGGTAATTTTAGAAAATTTTTGCATCCCAACTAATATTGCTGATACAGCCTCTACAGGATTTATTTTTCCTTCAGACATATCTATCGCATCAATTATCTTTTGATAAGTATCTAACGCTTTCATATTATTGTCTGCTAAATTTCTTTTTTTAACAGCTTGATCGTATTCAAATTTATTAATAATTTCTTGTGCTAATATTTTGTCTGTTTTAGATTCTAAATCTTGAAATTTATTTTCATTAATTTTTATTTTAGCTTCATCTAAAAGTTCATTAATTTGATTTTCAGATAATAAATCTCCAGTTAATCTTTTAATTTCTTTAAAACATTTTGATAATGATTTTATTGTTGCCATTAAGTATTCCTTTTAGTACAGTTAGTTCCTGCCTCTATAGCATCTCTAATTTTAGTTTTGTTTTTTATAGATTTATCTATTTTTTGAATTTCTGCTCTATCTTCTAATATTCCTGTTTCTTTTAAATCTTCATCTTTAACATCTAATTGTCTTTGATGTTGTGTATTTCTTAAATTTATATTTTCTGCTTCAGTTTCTAATTCTAAAGTATTTTTTTCTACTCTTACTTGTTCTTGTTCTTTTAATGGTTTTTTATTTTTAAGATTAATTTGATCTTGTAATTTAGCTTCATCATTTGCTTTTTTTTTAGCTTCAAACAAATCTCTTTCTGTTTTTTGTAAATTTCTTATATTTTTTAAATAAATCTTTGCTGATTTTCTATCTCCTCTATCTATAGAATCTTTATATAAACTTTTAAATTCTTTAATTTGATTATCTAATTTATTTAATTGTGGATCGCCAATTATAGTTTTTTCAATTATCACATTACCGGTATCTACCTTCTCTCCTTTTATTACTTTACCGACAGAATATTTTAATAAAGCCTGTTGATTATCTGGTGAGATTGCTGCTAGTCTTTGATAAATATTTGGTTTACCTCTTTTTTCTGCAATAAAATCTCCTAATCTTCCAAAACTAACATGAGCTGCAGAACCTAAAAAACCACCAACAGCTATATTTGCAAAAGAATCCCAAGCATCATAATTAGCTTGTTCTGATTTTGCCACACCATAAACAAGAGGCTCAATAGCAGCATTACCTACTAAACCTTCAAAAAAACCTTTTTTCATTCTAGCAATATTTTTACCTGAACGAGCAACTAGATTAGCAAATCTAGCCTGACCAACAACAGGTATAAAGGATGCACCAATATTTATAGGATCTAAAAAACTTGTACCAAGAGATTCTAAAAAGAAAAAACTTTTAGCCAATTTACCTTGTGGTCCTCTTGCAATAATATTTTGTCTTTCTAATTCTAATTCTTTTCTTTCAACTATATAATCAACCACACCTTCTCTCGTATCTTCTTTAAACTGTAAACCTAAATGACCATATTGTTTATTTAAGTCATCCCTGTTTAAATATTTATTACTACTCTGATATGCTTGAGTTTGATCAACTGCTCTAAATAGAGAAGATGTTGGGTTATAGTTCCAAGCATTATAAAAAGTAGCACCTGCTGTGTCCCAAAATCCTGTTCTAGTTTGATTATATAAAGAACCTATTTCTTGTTCTGATTTTTCAAATGTACCTAGTCCAGTATTAATCATTTGTACCTAATATTTTATTTACATAATTTTGAGTTTCTTTTGGTAATTCATTAAAATTTCCACCTTTTTTTAACCATTTTCTAGTATTTCCTGCACCCCAATTATAAGCAATTAAAGCATCTCTATTGTTACCAAAATATTTTTTTAAACCTTTAAAATATGCTGCTCCATATTTTACATTTTTTATTGGATCAGATAATTCTTCATAATTTAAATTATAATTAACACCAAAACCTGCATCTTTTTCTGCAGTATTTTTCATAATTTGCATTAAGCCTTTTGCTCCAGTTCTTTTATTTAAAGCATTTGGATCTCCAGAACTCTCTGTCATTATTATTTTTTCTATAATAGGATTTTCTTTTATTATTTGTTGAATTTCTTGATTATTTCTCCATGAATTATCTATTTCTGCAGCATTGGCTTTTGATATAAATAAATTACCAACAGAATCAACAACACTTCCAACTGTAATATTATTAGAATCTATACTTTGATTTTCATC